GGTCTCTAAGACTTTATATGATTATGTAGATTTACAGAAAGTAAAAAAGGATGTTCCTCAATCTTTCTATGATTATAAAAACGGTGATTACCGTGTCTGTATCTATAAATTTCGTTCTAAATATTCTGTTCTCTGTGTTGGATTTGATTATGATATTCATTTAAAGCGTCGCGATGGATTCTATTCCGCTGGCACTCTATATGGATGTTTTGATAAATTAGATTCTGACTGTATTGCTTTATTCTGTCGTATCGTTAACTATCTTCATTTTGATGTGTTTCATATGTACGATATGTTTAATGAGCCTAATGTTATTTTCTAATTATGTCTTGTGCTTATCCTTCTTATGATAACTCTATTCGTGATTTACATGGTAATTTAATACCTATTCCCTGTGGCCGTTGCTTCTGTTGTCGTCTTGATTTACAAAAACGTATCATAGATAGGCTTTATTGTGCTTGGCATTCGCACACTACTTCTGCTTTCGTTACATTTACTTATGATGATGAACATTTAGTTATTAAAGATGGTTATTATTCTCCAACTCTAGTTAAGTCTCATGTATCTGATTATATAGATAAGATTAAACATCGAAAGAATATTCCTGACTTTGAATATTTTATCTGCGGTGAATATGGTGATTCTTTTAATCGCCCCCATTATCATGCTCTCTTTTTTGGTCTTGATTATCAACTCTATTTAAAGTTCTTTGTTAATTCTTGGAAATTTGGTTCTGTTAAAGTTCTCCCTTTATCACCAAAATCATTTCGATATGTATCTAAATATGTAGTTAAGACTTCTTCTGATGATGATGCTTTATATTTTGATAAAGGTATTATTCCACCTTTCCGTAAAATGTCCCGTGGTTTAGGTTCTAAGCAATTCTATCTTCATAAAGATGAAATTCAACGTGATGGATTCTTCTTCTTAAATTCTCGTAAGATTTACGTTAATCGTTATTATTTCAACAAACTTGTTCTCTTTAATGACTCAATACTAACTACTAAAGATGCACAACTTAATGACGCTATGCGTTCTTTGTCTGAACAATCTTTTAGATTTGATTTGTCTCCCGTTCCTTATAATTTGTTACGTATTAGTAATTTAGAGAAACAATTATCTAATCAACAATTAAACAAAAAATCTCATTTTTAGCTAATTATACAATGTGTTCGATTTTAATGTGAAAAACTCTAAGTCAATGTGAAAAACATGTGAAAAACTCATTTTTCATTTGTTCATAATTTGCCTTAAGTAGAAATATATAACTATTTTGAATGTCTATTGAGAAACTTCGCCTGTCTTATTTCGCTGACTGCTCGTTTCTCTGAGACTATGAATGCATGTTTCAATTATATTTTAAGCGAAACTTTTTTCTAGTCAATATCTCAACCCCTTAATTTATGTTAATTCTATGTTAATTTTATGTTAACACTATATCTAGTGTTGTAATTAATTTTAACTATACTATATCTAGTGTGTTATTTCTTCACACAATCTCCACACAATCTTCACATAATCTTCATACAATCTTCACATTAGTACTGTACTATATAATCATATACATGGAGGTATATTATGGTTACAAAAAAACAGTATGATGAGTTGAAAGGTATGTTTAAGGTTGCTAATGCTAACCTTTGGTCTTCTAATAAGAATAGGTTCATGTTCGTTGGTACTGATAAAGAGGCTGATGCTTTAGCTGAGTATGCTGAGGCTAAAGGTGCTTATTATCAACTTTGTGATGTTATTAACCTTGTTTTAGGTGAGAGAGTTCTTAATACTTTTATTGCTGAGTTTAATTAATTAGTAAGACCTAGAGAGTTGTTCCTTGACAACTCCTAGGTATCCCTTTATCTTGATTCTATGGAGGTACTTTTTATGAAAGTAAATTTGTATTGTATTTTTGACGTTGTCGCTGATAGTGTCGCTGTCGTTGGCACTGGCAATACTGATGGTATGTTTGTCAGACAGAATATTCCATATCTGGAAAAGCTTAATCCTAATTATCTTAATGATTTTAGGATTTATCAAATAGCTACTCTTGCTGAATCTTCTATGACTGTAGAATCTCTTCCTGCTCCACGTCTTGTCTCTTGGGATTCATATAAACGTCCTGAGGTTGATTCTCCTTTGTCGATTTCTCCACAAAAATAGCTTGCTTCCTCCTCTCTTACATGCTATTCTCCATATAGATATATTTTTATCGATATAATTTTATCTATATGGAGTTTTTCTTATGCCTATCTCTCAGATGCGTAATGGCTTAACTGCTGAAAATTCTATTTTTTCTCAAAAGCCGTCAATTAAAGTTCCTCGTTCTAAGTTCGACTATGGACGTCTTAACCTTTTTACTTCCGATATTGGAATGATTGTTCCTGTTGACTTGATTCCTACTCTTCCTAATGAAGATTACGATTTATCTTGTCAGTACAAAATCGATTTTAGACCTCTACTTGTTCCGTCTCTTACATCTTATAAAGTTAAGGTTCATTACTATTACTGTCCTAATTCTTACCTCTGGCAAGGCTGGGAAAGTTTCATTTCTAAAGGTCGTTCCGGTAACCTAGCTCTTACTGTTCCTACTATTAAGCTATCTGAATTAAATCCTAGTTATGGTATGTCTGGTGTCTCTGCTGGTACTCTTAACGGTCTAACAGATTCTGCTCTTACTTCTGCTACTTCGTACTATCCTGCCACACCACATTCTCTTATCTCTTATCTAGTTGGCTCTTGTCCTTACTCTAACCCTGATGCTTCTTTAGAGTATCTTCCTTTCGGTCCTGTTTCTGATTCTAATAAGCTGACTAAAACTAATGTTACTGGTTTTAAACTTCCTGATGTAAATGCTCTGCCTTTTTTGATGTATCAAAAGATATACCGTTCAAACTATATAGATCCTAATCTTTATTCTAACGGTTATGCTAAGTCTGATGTCTGGTTTCCTGATGATATCGATTCATCTCTTTTTAGATTCTCTTATACGGCTAATAATCTCTTCGGCGATTACTTAACTAAATTTGTTCCTATTAATACTACTGCACCTACTACTGTTATTAATAACTTCGTTCCTAAAGCTTCTACTGTTGAAGATACTTCCGGTGATAACTGTATAGAGTTAACTCAGCTTCGTTATTCTATGTACACTGATGACATGTTTACTACTGCTCTTCCATTCTTGCAACGTGGTGAACAAACTCAGCTTGATATAGTTGCTCAATCATCTCAGTTTCTTGATTTAGTCCGTGAAGATACTTCTAAGCTTGGTATGTTTTCGAACAATAATTTTGGAGCATATTCTAACCCACCTTCTATTAGTTCTTCTGAGTTCTCTAATTTTGGATTTGTTTCGCCATCTCAATCTAATGATGGTACTGTTTTTATGCCTTCCGCTCTTTCTAGCGGTACTTCTAGTTATTACCCACTATTTTCTAATTTTACTAAGAATGCTAACTATCAAGGTATGGTTTTTTCTAATGTTAAGAATGTTGGTGTTTCCCTTAATGGTGTTAAATTTAATTCTGCTTTTACCGCTCAACAACTTCGTTCTCTAATTGCTCTTTCTGTCTGGCAAGAGCGTAACGCTCTTACAAATGGCTCTTACGGTCAATTCGTAAAAGTTCATTACGATGAGTTTCCTAAGAATCAATTTTGTGAGCCCGTATATATCGGCGGTACTACTTCTTTGTTTAATGTCTCTGCTGTTGTTCAGACGTCTGCTTCACAAGATGGCTCTACACCTCAGGGTAACCCTTCTGGTATCGGCGGTTCATCCAATTCTAATTCTATTGGTAAATTCCATAGTTCTGACTTCGGTTACATTATGGCTCTTATGACTATAATCCCTGACACTGTCTATACTCAAACTGTTGACCATCACTTCTTTGAGACTACTCCAGATGATTTCTATTCGCCTGAATTCGAACAATTGTCTTACCAGCCAATATTAAATAAACAACTTGTTGTTACTGGTTCTGAGTCTGATGATAATAATCTTTTCGGTTACTCAAATAGATATGTTTACCTCAAATCTCGTGATTCTGTAGCTCGTGGTATGCTGTCGCTTCCTGCCTCTGTTGATGCTTACTATCATAGTTATGTTCAGTCGCGTTCTTTTGCTTCGACTCCTAGACTATCTCAACAATTTGTAACTGCCTATCCACCAAATATAGACCGTTCTATGCTAGCTTATCCAGGTAGCCCTGCTTTCATTTGTCAGTTCTATTCTGGTGTGTCTGTTGTTAAGCCTCTCTCTTACGTCGCTAAGCCTAATAATTTCG